TGGTCAAATTTTTGTTGGCTTTTGACAGGAGTTTCGGACAATTCGTCTCTTCCAGACCTGTTCCGCAGGTAAAAATTTCGGAATCCGTGTGGATACAATGTAAGTCTGCCACTGAACCGATGTCTCTTTTAGGAGAAGAATTAGACCTATGTGTAGTGGATGAAGCGGCGAGAATATCAGAAAAGATTTATCAGCAGTATATCTATCCATTAACTATAGCCAAGAGCAGGGATTGTAGAACATACTTGATTTCTACGCCAAGAGGTAAGAATTGGTTCCAGAAAATGGATTATATTCTTAAAGAGAAAGGAGCTTCTTTTCACTTTACTTCATTGGATGGAGTGGAAACTGACGAGATAAAGTTAGAAGGAATCAAGAGAGTGATGCCAGAATTGCTTTTTAGACAGGAATTTATGGCAGAGTATGTGGACGAAGCAGGAACAGTGTTTAGGAATTTAGACAAGGTTATAATTAGTGATTTGCAATTACAGGAAGCAAGAGCGGGAAAGTTTTATACTATAGGAGTGGATTTGGGAAGAGTAGATGATTATACGGTAATTACTGTGGTAGATAGTCAAACTAACGAAGTAGTACATTGGGATAGGTTAAAAGGAGTGGATTATACCTTACAAAAAGAGCATATTATCCAGAAGGCGAGAAGGTATAATAATGCCAGGGTGATTATTGATGCTACGGGAGTGGGAAGACCTATTTATGAGGATTTATTGCAATCAAGGATATTTGTAGAAGATTTCACTTTTTCCGGTAAGACCAAAATGGAACTTATAGGAAAATTGATAGTGTTTGTAGACGAAGGATATTTAAGAATACCGCCAATAGAACTATTAGTAGATGAGTTAAAGGCGTTTGAATATAATTATCTTAATGAAAAAACAGGAGAACCACTTAAAACAATCAGTTATACTGCTCCAAGGGGATACCACGATGACGCAGTTATGAGTTTAGCGTTAGCGGTTTGGGGATTAAATCCTGGAAAACCATTACAAATCAATCCATTAAAAGAATTATTCAAAAGTCAAAGAATTAAAAAAATAAGAAGTTTTATTTAATATGCCACGTGGATATTCAAAATCAGCAAGTTTGTCTAAATCAGCTCCTAAAGCAAAAATAATGATGGCGGAAACTGGGAAAAGAACAATAGTAGCTAAAGAAATGGGACGGATGACTATAAAAGAAGCTAAAAATAAAGCGTAATATGCCGTTAAAAAGAGGAGGTTCTCAAAAAACAATATCAAGTAATATCAAAGAGTTGCGGCATAGTGGTTATCCCGCAAAGCAGGCTATCGCCATAGCTTATAGCAAGTCCAGGAAATCAAAGAAGAAATGAATGAGATTATAGATAGAATTAAAAAAGAAATACAATACTCCGATTATAAAAGGATTTACCAAAATCCGTCTTTTGCTCCTACGCAATGGTCTTTATTGGATTTGATTGAAAGATATTCGTTGTCCCAGTTTAGAGACGGTGATATTCAAGGCGGATTGCAACAGGTGTTCTACAATATCTCCACTTTTCCAGTTGAGGTGGCGGCAAAGCAGATGGATATTGATACGAAAGATATCCGTATTATTTCGGAAGATGAGAACTATTGGACTGCCTGGTTGATGGAAAAGGAATTAAATCAATGGATGAAAGAAAGTTATTTTGCCAGAGAACTAAATAGATATGTTTATAATTTACCAAGAGATGGACACTTAGTTCTTAAAAAAGTTGATAATGAAGTTAAAATAGTGCCATTAAGAAACCTTATTTTTAGACCAGATAATGCGGTTTCGTCAATTAAAAACATACCCGTTATAGAAATACATTCTTATCTGCCTGACGAATTTTATAAAGAAGGGAAAATGAGAAGTTGGGAACAACTTAAAGATGTCGCTGTTTCTTCTGTTGATTACCAATTTTATACGGGAAGAAGGCAAGATGAAGTCGGTAAAATAAAAGTTTATGAGTGCTGGTTTCCGGAAGGATTTTTAAAAAGCAGGGATAATTATTTCTTGGTTTCTCACGATGGTCATATTTTAGCTTCGGTTAAAATAGATAGTCCTTATAAAGATTTGGCGTGGGAAGAAGTTGAGGGAAGAACCTTGGGAAGAGGACAGGTTGAAAAAATTATGCCAGAACAGATTTACTTAAATAGAATATCCAACTATAAAGCGGAGGGATTACATTGGACTTCCAAGCATTTATGGCAGACAAGAGACCAAAACATCAATTCCAACTTTTTATACGAAACAGAAAACGGAGATGTTATTCGGGCAGTTTCTGAAATTACTCCTATCGCTATGGAGGAAAGAAATCTTGCTTTCTACAATCAGGAAGAACAGAGATGGGAACAAAATGCCTTTAAAAAAACATTTACCACAGAACCATTGACTGGTTCGAGAGCCCCTGCTGGAACGCCATTGGGTTCTACTATATTACAAGCAAAAATGGCTGGAGGGTTCTATGACCAAAAGAAAGAGAATTTAGCTTCATTTATTAAGGAAGTATTGTGGGATTGGGTTATTCCAGAGTTCAAGAAGGCGAAAAAAGGAAAACACGAGATATTTATGAAGAACTTGATGTCTTCTGACGAAGATAGCGAAAAGTTCTTTAAGCTACAATTATCAGAAAAAATGAGAAAATTGATGGTAAGTAGTAAATATCTAACTTCAGAACAATGGAAGATAAGGAGGGGAATACAGGCGGAAATTTTAAGAGACCAAAAAGTTGAAATACCAAGAAGTGTTTATGAAGATTTAAAATATAAACTTGAAATAACAATAGAGGGAGAAGAAATGGATTTAGCGGGAAAATCACAAGTACTGCAAACAGTATTACAATTATTATCAACTAATCCTGCTATTTTACAGGACAAAAGAACAAGGAAAGTATTTTATAAAATGTTAGATATTGCGGGATTTAATCCAAGAGAAATAGATTTAGAAGAACCAGAAATGGGAATGGAAGAACAAGTGCAACAAGTCGCAAACCAAAGAGGTGGTTCAACGGCAAGACCGCAACCAAATTCTTTTTCCCAATTACCACAAACAATAATGGCTTAAAATGTACACAAGACCCCAGACAGAATTTTTAAAAATGAACCGTGCGATAATTACAGATATTATCAATGTTCGGTTAAATGAGTTAAAAGATAAAATTATAGAAACAGACAATGAAGAAGCGAAGCAAAAAGCGACAATATTAGCAAGAGAAATAAAGTCAATACTTATTATTTTAGAAAATTTGGGGAAAGAAAAGCCGAAAGAGAAAGATAATTTTACTGGATTGTAAATGGTCGGTGGAGGCGTAACCACTCAAAAACGCATTGAGTTCATAACACTCTATAAAATTATGGCAGAAGAAAACATTGAGGAAACCATTGATAACCTTGGGGAAGGAGAAACCCCAATAGAAGAAACTCCTATCGGGGAGGAGGAAACCCCTGAAACACCTCCGCAAGCTCCTTCAGAGTTGGAGAAAAAGAACAAAGAGCTTTATGCCAGAGCAAGGAAGGCAGAGGAAGAAGCTAAAAGATTAAAGGCGGATTTAGCCCAAAAAGGACAACCTTCTATGGCTGAACCAGATGTCTTTGACTTAGCTAAAACTGTGTCTTCTTTAAGAGATTTTTCCGAACAGGAATTAGACTTTATTGCTATAATGGCAAAAGCTAAAAATCTTACTCCGCAAGAAGCTGCAAAAACTGAAGAAGCTAAATTGTATGTAGCAGCATCGAGAGAAAAGGTCGCAAGAGAGAATAAAATACCTTCTCCCTCTTCGCTTGGTGGCGCTTCGTTTGATAAGAAAGTTTCCTCAACAATGAAAGAGGAAGAAGTAGATTTGATTCTACAAGAGAGATTTAAAGAAGCGCAAAGAAAGCAGACGGGAGTATAGGTACATTAAAAAATGGCAGCAAATCCTTCACATAGAAGTTGGCAACCCGATATTTTCTCGGACTATATCAAGATGTTCTTTAAGGTGAAATTGGTCGCCGCAGCTCACTTCACTGATTTTTCAGATGATGTGGCTACAGGAGGAGAATCTATTTATATCCCAGCATTGGGAGAATTAGCAGCTCCTTCAAGTGTTACCATTACAACTGGTGCGCTGACAGACCGATATGTCGCTGACACAAGAACAAAATTGGTCGTGGGAACTTGGGATGCGTGGTCTTTGAGATTTACCGATTTCTCAATGGCGCAGATTGCCAACAAGTACAATGTCCAGAAAGCATATACCGAAGCCATCGCTAATAGCTTAGCAAAGAAGTTTGATACTGCTTTGTTAGAAGCCGCAAGAGATGGTCTTATATTAAGAGTTGGAGATTCTGGCTCTATGAGTACAACAAAAGCTCGAGATGCTATGCAAGTCCTTGACTCTTATAGCATACCCAGAGAGGATGTTATCTGGATTATGGGCCCTAAGTCCTATTGGGACTTAATGAGAAGAAATGCTATCTTTGACGCAAGTATGTTCGGGGGTGGGCGTGCTCCAATGACAACTGGGAAACTGGTTACATTGTTTGGCGTTCCTGTCACCGTTACTACGCAAGTGCCAACGCAAATTATTGGAATTAAGGAGACAAACTTCTTAATCCATAAAAGAGCGATGGCGTATGCGTTTGCGAACATTGACGGTATGGCTTCGGGGCCAAGAATACAACTTATCAAAGGAGATGGGTTGTACAGCAGGCTTGTTGGGGACTTTGCCTACGGTGTCAAGATTCTTGATACTACCGCAGGAGTAAAAGCCTACGCAATGCCAAAATAGAGTAACATTACTAATTAATGTCGTTCTCGGGGAGAGAATCATACGCTTTTCCCCGAGGCGTATGAGAACGATAAAATGAAAAACATAGTTTATTTTGCTGACTTTTCTGAACCGCAATATGCGTTCACGAAAGAGATAGAAAGAACTTTGAAAACTAAATATAAAGTAGAGAGTGTCAATGACAGAGATTTTGATATGGCGGATTTATTAAAGAAAGCCAAGAAAGTAGATTTATTCTTATTTCATCAAGGAGGGGTCCATACTGATACTGAAATGAATTATCCTGTTTCTGTTGAAAGATTAAAACAAATACTTACCGCAATAACCTGCAAAAAGGTTTGTTGGTTCACAGATAAGGTTTGGTTTCTTAATGATAAAACAATGGAAGAAACAATACCTTTGATTGATTATGTTTTCTTGAATGACGACACTTGGGTTAGAAGACATAAGTACGATAATGTTTTTCCGTTACATTTAGCCACTGGCTCTGCCTTAAAAGGATTGCCAAAAAAAGAATACGCTTGTGATCTTGCGTTTTATGGAGAGATTTATGGGTTTAATAAGCCATATATCGAGTTCCTGAAATCAGAATATGGAGCAAGATTCAAAGTATTTCCTACTCTTATTGGTCAAGATTTAGCAGATTTAATAGCTTCGGCAAAGATGATTTTCACTCCTGTTCAACCTTATGAAGAGTTTTATTGGGATGATAGAATTTATCAGATATTAAATCACAGAGGATTGGCTTTATTCCCTATGTTTGAAGGATTAAAAGAAGAAGGATTTATTGCTGGAGAACATTATTTAGGGTATAAGATGGTTCATCAATTAAGAGGGATTATTGACCATTACCTTAATAATCCAGAGGAAAGAGAAAAAATAAAAGAACAAGGATATAAGTTTATTCAAAGGTTTAGTTATGAAGAAAGAATTAAAGAAATAATGAAAAGAATAAAATGAGGCTACGTACTTCTTTGTCGGTAATTTCGTTTAATGAAAAAGCCAAGAAAACTTGGGGAATGGAAGATTGGCACGGATTAGATGACCCAGACCAAGATGTATTATTTTTCGGTCTTTATACAAGAAATGATTATGATACTTTCAAAATACACAAAGGCAAGAAAACGGTATTCTGGTGTGGCTCTGATATTCTTAATCTTACGCAGAATTATGAGTCCAGAAGAATACTAAAGTTATTTTCAGACACAGAGCATTGGTGTGAGAACGAAGTAGAGAAAGTTAATTTAGAGAGATGCGGAGTAAAGGTTATTGGAGTTTGTCCTTCTTTTCTTGAAAGCGTTTATGATTTTCCAGTTTCATTTAAGCCGTCAAAAGAACCACATATATTCTTATGTGGACATCAGAAGCGAGAAGGAGAATATGGTTGGGATTTAGTTGATTGGTTGGCGGAACAATTACCAGAATTTACTTTTCATCTTTATGGAGTGGATAAAACAGATAATCCAAGATTATTAGATACTTTAAACGAAATAGACACATATAAGTCAAACATAATTAGACACGGGAAAGTATCGCCAGAACAATTTAACAGAGAAATAGCACAATATCAATGCGGATTAAGGACAAATGAACACGATGGAGCATCAGAAGTAATGGTGAAAAGTCTTCTAAACGGAGGTTATCCAATAACTCGTATTAAATATCCTAATGTATGGAATTATGATTCGGCAGAAGAATTGATTGAGCAGTTGAAAAGATTAAAAAACCAAAAAGAACCTAATCTAATAGCAAGGTCGTATTATCTGAGT